GCTTAAAAGCCCCACCCCTGAGCATATCTGCCCCGGCATCTTTTACCGCCTTGGCAATAGTCAAGATCTGCTCCCTAGACTCCACGGCGCAAGGCCCAGCTATAAGTATTATTTTCTTTCCGCCGAATTTGATCGTAATTACCACCCCCGATGCCAGGGCTCAAATTGCCTAATTTGAGCTACAATGCCTTCCGTTTGTCGGAAAGTTATTGCTCTATCATCCAGATAAACCAAAGCAGGGATCTTCTCTCCCGTAATCCCATCCACTGTAATACCATATTTTCTTAAATATTTTTCGATGGTTTTGGTTCCTCCGGGATGTAAACACCGACTAGACATCACAATTACCTGATAATCCTGTCGTAATTCAGCAATGACCTCTTTAATCCCCGGAACGATAGGATCCCTTGCCAATAACGCCCCTTGCCAACCAGAGGTAAAGCTATGAATCACCCCGTCAAAATCAACGGCAATAACTTTAGGAGGAGCCATAATCTTACTCCTCATCCAACTGGGATTTTCTTACTTTCCTGCCATCAGATAACAAATACCATCCGCCCCCCACATGGACAGGCTCAGATTCCTCAAGATCCTCCACAGAATCCTCAAGATCCTCCACAGGTTCCGCACACTTGATCGGTTCCTTACGAATAAAAGTTGGTTTTGGGTCTGGGTATCTTTTACCTAAAAAACCAAGAGATCTAAGCTGATCCGCCAAAGATTCACTATCCGTTTCGAAAATACCGCCCCGGCGGTATCGTTTATTTGACGGTTTCAGCTTGAATCGCCTTTTTACTTCAAATTTCAAGCCGTCACCCCCTCATCGTATACTTTTAGTTGCAAAATTATTCCGGTCATTGCCTTATCCAAAAGCGTTTCCTTCCCACCGTTATACATCATATTCACATATAAGACAACCGCGAGTTCGTACAAAGCCAATGGGCCATATTCTTGGGGCAGGGTATAATCTTGGCCACTGTCATATTCATTCTCATTCAAAGGGGATACAACGGGGGACTTGGGTTCCAAGACCCCCGCATTATACAAATATTGCTTTGCCGCAGAAATGAGGGAAAGGAGGATAGGATCATCCCCCTCCCCCGCCCGGACATACTCCTTTACTTTATCCAGTAAAATCTCGCTTATAAGCATAATCTCATGCCTCCTTAAGCACTAGCCGCAACAACCTCCGCAAGCCGGAATGCCGAATACAATTTAATTCTTTGGTCAAACCAAGCGGTTAATACCCAGATGTATTCCCCTTTGTCCACATCTTTGTCGGAATCATACACCGGAAGCCCATCGTAATTCAGATGGTAATAGCGGAAATCCCCAACAATCGGAACTTCAGCGGCATCACTGAAAATAACGGGTTTCCCAATCACTTGTTCGGGCTGTACTCCGAATAAAGAAGTCGAACTGTTGGACAGGGTTTTGAGCATGGTTACATAATCCGCATACCGCATAACCACTTTAGCATTTTCCCGATAGGTTTCATGTAGGTCAGCAATAGCATTGGTGATGGCTTCGAAAAGATCCGCGCCCTCTACTGCTTCAATCAAGGTTTCTTCAGATCCGTCCTCAGCATAAAAAGACATGTAATTGGTGGTGGAGGATCCGTTATGATCCGCGAAAGAACAGGCTTTTTCCTTCGCCGCCAAGCCGGAACGCAAGGCATTTTCCACGTAAGACACCAACTGGATATCCGATCCGTGTAATACGGTATCGCTGATCCGGACTTTTACTTTGAATTTATTACGACCAAAAACTACCTTATCACCCGTGGCATTAATTTCAGCGGCAGTTCCGGAATCATCGATGAACGCCCCATCCCCATCCAACTCAAAGACAATTTTAGGGAGTTCCAGCCCTTTGATATTGGATAAGCCTATCACGCCACGAAGCGGATTTTCAACAAAAGGTTCCGTGATTAATTCATTGCTCATGTTGGTGGGGAGGAAATTTTCCCCGCCGGTTCCGGCCTCTGCTGGTAATGCCCGAAGGGGAGCCCCCGTGGCAAAATAAGCTTTGACTTCATCCGACATTGGCCGTTTTTCAATGGATGCGCGAATAAATTCGGCTTTGGCCGCAATCATTCGTTCTTGCTCCGTGTGGGCAGATTCGATGACATCTTTCTTAACCTGGGTTTGCAGACGGGCTTTCTGATCTGCTTCCATGGAATCGTGTTCCGCTTGGATGATGTTAAAACGTTTTTGTAATTGGGCTTTCTTGGTTTCCAGACCGGTAACGTCATCCAGACTCACCGCAGGATCCCCAGCCTTCTTAATCAACTGGTCATTGACTTCCCGAAGTTCCGCCCCCACGGTATGAAGACTCATTTTTAATTCGTATAGAGTTGCCATGTTTTTATCATTCCTCCTAATTTCTTAAAATGTAATTCAGATCGGCTAAGTCAGCCCTGGACTCTTCAATAATTTTCCGCCTTTTTTCGTCATCAGATAGGCAATCAACTCCTTTCTGCAAGTTTTTGATACTGTCCGGCGTATTTTTGTAATTGGAAAGCATCTCCGAATCAAGACAAGAAGCGGCAATTTCTTTCGCATCTAAGATTTCATCGCAAAAACCACGATCAAAACAATCCTGAGCGGACAACCAAGTTTCTGCGTCCAATAACTCAGCCAATTGCTCCTCCGAAGTTTTGTCTTGAATCTTGTCCATATACGCAACAATCATACTTTCCCGGATCTTATCAAGGGCATCCGCCTCTTTTCGGAGATCCGCCGAATTCCCCATGACAAACGTCCATGGATTATGGATCATGACCATGGCATTTTTAGGCATCGAAATAGTATCCCCCGCCATCGCTATTACGCTGGCAATCGAAGCGGCAATTCCATCAATATAGACATTTTTATGCGCAGAATGCCTTTTCAAGATAGAATAAATTGCCTGCCCCTGGAATACCGAGCCTCCTAAACTGTTGAGATAGATATTCAGAGTCTTCAAATCCCCTAAAGCTTTTAAATCCTCCGCAAAATCCTTGACGGTGACATCCGTATCGTCCCATTTATGCGATACAATGTCCCCATAGATATAAAGTTCCCCTACATCGTTTGCCGCCGCTTTCACTTCCCAAAACTTTTTATCCTTTCCCACTGGCTCACCCCTTTCCAGATTCCATTTTCATTCCTATAGCGGGAGTCGTGCCCTTTTCCCTCTCCATGTCGATTGGATAAAGATCCCCACTGAGATAAAGCTTATCCCCCAACTCCATCGGCGGAAGATCCTCCCAAGCTCGGCATTCATTTGGAGTAAATACGGCGGTTCGAACCCCTTTGAAATAAAACTCACCACGAGTTTGCATATCGCCACGAAGGAGGGAATTAAGATTAAACTTGAAATAATATCCGGATTTCCTCTCCGCCTGAATCAATAATTTGCGGTTGAACTCCTTTTCGTACTGAGTGATGATGGGAACCAAAGTGGTTTGTACGAATTCCAGAGTCATCTGCTCCATGGAATTGTAATTGACGCCTTCAGTTTCTCCAAGAAGATGCGCCGGCATATTATACACGGAGGCGACACGGGTTCTGGTAATTCGCTCCACTTCAAAAACTTTGGTATCGATGAATTTCCGTTCGATCTCCTTGATATCTACACCTTGCTCCTGGATGAGGACCCCGCCGTTTTCTTGATAGAATCTCTGGAAACTTTCTAAGACGCGTCTTTTCCTTTCATCGCTTAGATTAGTTGCCATTTTCAACAAAAACGAGGCTTTCACAGCAGAATCTATCTGGTCAAGACTGAATTCCTTAACTTTTACATCAAAATCTGCCGTATTTTTCAAGACATCAATCGGACTGATACCGGCATATCCCACTGCGTGAATATGTTTGACATGAATCATTTCCAAATTATGAACATAATAACGTCCGTCATCGGCATCAACTTCATACCAAAGCTCCCTGGTGGTTTTCTCCAAAACGGGCTTGACTCGATTCGGGTCCAAGACCCACAATGCGCAAGGCTGGTACCTGGAATCGTATTCCTTCAAAGCATATGCGTTTCCAAAAGTGTCCCGATGTGCTTCCAGCGTTCGAAGGAAGTCGAATCCATTCATATTTGGATTTGGAGAATGTACCAGAAGATCTGCGACAAAATGATCCATCACCGGGACAAAATTATTAAAAAGTTTCAACGGCAAACACCCAACGGCATTAGATAACCGAGAAACGGCGGCAAATATGGTCTCATTCGTGGCCAAGGTATTGCTTGCCCGCACCGTGAACATATTATATGGAGAAAACCACGGAAGAAAATTATCCGCCACGGTAGAAGATCCGGCCGCCTGAGGATCTGCCTTTGGGCGGAAGAAAAATGATTTTAGTT